TATTTGAAACAGTATCTATTTCTGAAGTTGCTTCGTTTAAATCGTTAGCCGCAGTTTCTATTTCTGAAATAGCTTCGTTTAAATCATTTGCTACTGTAACAACATCTGCAATGTTTGTAGCAACTGTTGATACATCAGCTATGTTAGTAGCAACTAAACCTATATCTGTAGCATCATTTGCAACTGTAGTTACATTAGCACTAATACCTGCAACCGTTGTAACGTCTGCACTTATGCCTGATACTGTAGTTATGTTTGGTAAATTTGTAGATATGAATTGTTTGTTTACAGCATCATTATTATTTACTGGGTCTGCTACATTTGTTAATCTTTTATTTTGTGTGTCCCATTGAAAATTAGTATTGTCAATTTTGATAACGTCACCTGCATCATCAATCGCTTCCTGCGACATAAAGAACGCCTGTTCACTATCTGTATCTAAATCGTTCTCTGTTAGTACCGAACCAGACGCATAGTCTACTAATTTAGACCCTTGTGATGTTCTACGTCTAATCTCAATGGCTGTAGTGTTAGCAGGTGGCGAACTAAAAGTTAGTGTCGTTCCTGCGGCATTTAGTGTAAAAGCTGTAGTAACAACCCCTGCTAGTGTAACAGTTAGGTCTGCTGTACTTCTATAACTAAAAGGTATAGAATATGCTGACGTATTACCGTCACCTACATATCTTACAAAACTATTTGCCATTTAATTCCTTTAATTTATTTGTTTTATCTAAAAGGGGTACTTATTGTTTTAATATGTTTAGCTCCCTTTCAAGCTCCATATTTCCTAATTTTTCTTCTAATTTAAATATAGTTGTGTCTTGTTTATCTGCTTTAAAAACTGCAAATTCTTTAACATAATTTCTAGCTTCTAACTCATATTCTCTAATAATTTCTAGTAAATATTGGTCTCCTTCATATTTACCTGCAAATCTTTGATTATTATAATATCTTTTATTGTACCTAGATTCTGGGTTATTTAACTCATCTGCAAATCTTTCATTTAAAGTTTTTCCGCCTAATATAATTTGACTAGCTACAATATTAGTAGCTTCATACAAAGTAGTCCCTTCAGGTAATTTTAATTGTTTATTGTTTTCTATGTCGTGAAACATATCTTTTTTCCATGTTATGTTTTCTACATAATGTTCTTTCATATTAAAAGAGTTACCAAAACCCAAGGCTATTCTAAATGAAGGTCTTTCCCATTGTAAATTAGTGTTTGATAAACTTAATTTTGCTTTATAATTTAATTCAATTTTCTTACCAAATCTATCTACAATAGAAGAACTCCAATGGCTAGTTACTGGTAATATGTCTTGTAAATTACCTAACAATATACCTTTAGGTTTAGGATATATATTTTTTAATGGGTCTCTTCTTGGAGACAACGCATCACCATTTAAAGTAGGTGGTAACGAATTGTTTAAATATTTTTCATCTATTATTTTTAATAATTCAAATGGAGAAGATTGTGTAATATGGTCAAGCATAGTATTTAATTCTGTTTCTGCATCACCAAATACTTTATTAGTCCATCTCCATGTAGTTGCTAATGGTATAGTTTTACTAACTGTTCTACTTGCCTGTTTCTCTATCTTACTAACATTTTTAGCACCTTCTTCTGTACTAGCTTCTGGTTCACTAAATATTGCCATAAACTCAAAGAAGTCTTGTGTCATTAATTGACTAGCAAACATGTTAGACCATATTGCAAATGACGAGCCTAAAGCGTGTTGAAAGAAATCTGTTACTTTATTTTGAATTGCTCTATTTGCGTCATCATTAAATATATCTGCCATTTCTTCCATAGCATCTTTTGCGGCGGCGGCAAATACAAATGGTAAAGAAAATGGGTACATTCTATTTAAAGAAACATATTTTGTTTCTCCATTTTCATCTTCGTATTTATATGAAAATCTATGTTTTCTATCTTTTTCTTTAAATCCTGTAACTTTACCTGACCATGCTGACAATATAGCTAAACCATAAACTATTCTACCTAAGTTTTGGATAGCTTCTGCTTTTTGTCTAACAATAGGGTCAGACGCATTTAACATTCCTTTAAATTCTAAATTATATTTATTAAGAACTGGTGTCATTTGCCATGCAGTTTTAAATAAACTCATAGGCGTTTTAACAAAATGCAATCCTGTAAACACTCTCATCAATGGATATTTATTTGCTAAGTCTAATACTAACTGCCCTATGTTACCTGCACTTTGTTTTTGGTCAGGAAAGAATTGATTAGCGTCAAGTAATGGACTTCTTAAATTTTGTGTAAATGAGTTTACTTGTGAAACAAATGTTGGGTCATAAGCAACTGATTTTGTTAAGTCGTCTAATGATTTAACTTCAAGACTATTAAATTGTGAAGTAGGTCTAAAATTACCAAACTCATCTTCATATTGATAATACATTTCTGACCATTTCTTTTCAAATGTAGTTTGTTTACCTTTTTGTGATTCTAGGTCTGTTAATAATTTATTTAATTTATCTAACTTTTTAACATTAATTTTATCTTGTGCTTTTTCAAATCTTATGTTTTCTTTTACAGATATTATTTTATCTTGTAGTTTAACTATATTTCTTTTGTTTACTTTAGTATTTTGTTTCCACAGCTCAGGATAAAACTTTCTCATTCTTTGATTAACATTTGCTACTCTAGCCGCTCTATTAAATATGTTTTTTGTAAATGAGTCACCTGCACCTAAAGCACGTAATGTTAAGAAAGACAACTTACCTATAGGTGAGCCTATAAAAGCTATACCTTGTTTTATTGAACTGTCAGACTCTTGTAATTGTTTGAAAAATGTTTCCATGTTTCTTTGTTGTTTACCATCAAATCTATGTTCTAAAGTATCTCCTACACTTCTATTTGCTTTCCATGCAAGTTGTGCTTTTTTAAATGCTATTTGATAAAATCTAAATTGACTTACTAATAAATCATTAGCCATTCTTATTTGGTCAACAGCTAATTGTCTTTCACCTCTTTTTAAACTTTGTAAACCCATAATGTAATTTTCTGCTACAAATCCATTAAATTTAATAATTGTAGATAATACGTTTACTTCATGTGTAGTAGGGTCTCCCAACAGATTAGCTGTTGTATATTCATTTAAGGCTTCAAATACTGTAACTTTTTTATCTTTCGTTTTTCTGTTTACTTTTCTAATAACTTTACGCATAGCTTCATCATTACCAGTCAACTCTGCTAAATTTTCTATAGTTTTAATTTTCTTTGCAGGAGTCATTTTTTTAGTTTCTGCTAATATTTTAGGTAAATCTTTACTAATAATACTATCAACTTCAAATCTTAATTTATCTGCTTCTGTTAAACCAACTACTATTTTTTGTTGGTTTAATGCGTCAGACACGCCTTCTACTGTTTTAATATGATTCTGTACTAATAAAGCATTTTCATTTAAACTTTTTTCTAACTCATTAGCAACTGCAAGTTTTTCATCAACATCAACTGCTTCATTCATTATCTTTTTAATTTCTACTATTTCTTGACTTTTATTAATAATGTTAATTCTACCTGCATAAATTTTAGGTGCAAATTCAGGAGCTTTTTCTGCCAAGTTTTTTAATTCATTTTGTAGTTTAATTCTTGCTTTTTTGTCTTTGACCATAGCACTACCTTTTTCTACTATTTGGTCAAACAAACCCACTCTTTGATTTACTCTAACTTTCTTTTCATCTTTTAATCTTTTAACAATTTTAACTACTTCTTTTACAGCAGGTGTTAAAGACTCATCACTACTAATTCTATCTAAATTAATAATAGGTGTTTTTCTTTTAATCTCTTTTATTTTCTTTTCTATTACAGGTTTTTGAGTTTTCTTAATTGTAACTTTTTTTGGCTCTTTAATTTTTGTATTAACAGGCGTAGCAACTCCATAATCTAAATCATAGTCACCTTTAAATCCATCACCTTTATCATAAAATTTACCTGCTTTTCTTTTGCCTGTCCAGTAACCCATACCTGCACCTACAGTACCCTGAGCCGCACCCCCAATAGTACCTGCAAGTAATGTTCTAGTTATATTGTAATCAGACATTAAATCTGCATCTATCTCAGCAGTTTGTCTAGCCATGTCTGCACCTGCACCTATAGCCGCACCATACGCCGCTTCTTTTTTTGCTACGTCCCATGCCGCCGCTTTAGCCGCAGACTTTTGAAATTCTTTTTTTGCTAATCCTTTTAATGGTGTTTTAGCCGCTTCTCTAACTATTGTACTTCCTGTTCCAAATGTAAATAAATTAAGAGGGTCAGCAACTAAAGCAGGTACAAAATCTTTAGCCCATTTTGTAAATCCAATAGTTTGACTACCAAACCAAGGAAGGTCTGCGTACACTTGTGTTATTTCAGCCCAATCTTTTTTATATTCATCATCTTTGCCAAGAACTAATCCCACATCTAATGCAATACCTGCTGTATTATATTCACTCCATATTCTATCTTGATAAAATTTTTCTATTAATTCTTTTTTAGTAAAATCTTTAATGTTTTTACCACCAGTAACTACATTGTTTTTATCTGTAATTCCACCTTCATAATATCTTCTTAATACTTTTTCAAATTCATCTGATTGTAATTTTTCTACTGCTAGTTTTTGACGCTCTACACGGTTCATTGCATCATATTGGCTTTTTTCTATTGCTGTTCTCCGTCCTCTTAAATTAGTTACTCTACCTGTAACTACATTTTCTTTTTCTTCTTCTTTTAATACGTCTCGCCAATTTGCCATCTATTTTTCCTTATTGTAAATATTTAGCAACTAATTCATCTAGTTGATTAGAGTTAATATTAAATATTTTTGATATTGATTCTTTGTCTGACTCAGTCATATTTGCATTGTAAAATGTTTTAGTAACTGGTCTTTTTAATATTTTAGATAAACCTTCAACAAAGGCTTGACCTTGAGCTTCTTCACTTTTTTCATCTTTATCTGTAAAGAAATCAAACATACCTTCTTCAAGCTCTGGTAAAACAATATTACCATCAAAATTAACAATACTATCTCTAACTTCGTTTAAATCATCTGTGTAATCTATATTAGTAATTCCTAAATTATCCATAATGTCTTGAATAATTGTTTCACCTTCATTCATGTTAGGAGTAGTTTTATCATCAGTAAATATATTAATATCACTGTTTATTAATTTTTGTATAGCAGGTTCACTTTTTAATAAATCAGATACAGGAATTAAATCTCTTTTAGATTCTGCTTTTAATTCTTCTATTGCTTCTAAACTAAATTTATCAGTTATTTTAGTAATTTCACCATCATAGAATGATTTTAATTGCGAATCTTCATCTGCATCAAAGAACTCAGACATTGTTGTATTTTCCATTTTAACAGTCATTGCACTTAGCCAATTTTCATTGTCATACTTTTTAATTATGTTTAAATATTCATTATCTAACCATGCTTGTGCATCTTTTTCCCATTGATTTCTTTCTGCAAAAGGTGCTGTTCTAGGTGGTTTAATATTGCTTTCATTCCACTCTTGCCACGCATCTCCAAAATCTTGTTTAACTATATCAGCAATAAGAATTTGTGTTTTACCTGTATCAAACTTACTGTTTTTTGGTTTTAATTTATCTGCTAATAAAGTTGTAATATCTTTAACTGTTTTTTTGTATTTTTCGTTTTCTCTTGGTGGAGTGTAAAAAGAATTTTGTGTTTGTTCTGCTACAGATTGTTTGTCTAATATTTTTTCTAAACTGTCTGTAGATATACGCACACCTTTTAGAGCTTCATTTAAACCTTCCATATCATAATTATATTTACCCATTTCCACATCTTTTTGTATTTCTTTTACTTTATCAGTATCTTCTAATAATGATTCTGCCGCATTAACGTCTTGCAAGAAAGATGAAGAAACATCTCCATAATTTTTTATAAATTCTTTTTTCATTTCTGCTTTTTTAATTGGGTCATTTTCTACAAGATATTCTTTAGTTGCTTTTGCTATAGCTTCATTTTTTGTTCTGTCTGCTCTTGTAGCTTCTATGTTTTCTAAAGATATTTCTTTTGCAAATAATTGTTTTTTCAATTCTACAACTTCAGGTTTGTTACTTGACATAAAGTTTTGTAAAGGTTTCCCATTTTTATCATTACCTCTGTTTGCTTGAAGTATTAATTTTGCTCTATTTAATTGGTCTGTGCTTAAAGCACTGTCAATAATGTTTTTTACATCTTGTAATGCCGCTTTATTAATGTCATCATTGCTATACATTTTTTGTATAGTTGTACCATCAGGAGAAATCATATCATATTGTGTAGAATTTAATTTTTCAAAATAATTATCTTTAATATTAGCATCTGGTACATTGTTTACCATAGTTATTAAATCTAATATTTTATTTTCATAATTTATTTTACCTCTAGCTACAACATCTTCTGACATTAATTTAGATTGGTATGGTGTAAATTCTGAAGCAAAACCTAAAGCAAACGTGTCATCTTTGTTATCAAAATCTTGAGCTTCTATATAAGGTTTTAAGAAAACATCTAAGTTACTTTCTTTAATATTATATTCTCCTGCTTCCATTGCTTGTTTAATTTGAAGAATTGATTTGTTGGCTTCTACTCTACCTAAATGATATTGCACAGTTTTATTAACATATTTACCTGCTAACTCTGGGTGCTTACCTTCTTTAATTTCATTTAAAATAGTTTTACTGTCTTTACCTTGAGACTCTAATTGTGCTATTTTAATTGTAGCGTCATCTTTATCTTCTTGTATATTATAAGTTTGGATTTTATCTAAGGTAGGTAATGTACTTTTTTGTAGTACATCTATAAGTTGACTAGCTTCTGTTGTATTTGATGATTGCACATAACCTTTGTTAAATGCGTCAAAGTATTTATTTGTTCTTTGTTTTTGATATGCCATTATAAATCTGCATCTGGGTTAGGGTTAGGGTAATCTTTTGTTTGTGGTTGTTCAAGTGCTTTGTTTTTGTAATATCCTTCAGCACTTATTGTAGCTATTTGTAGTGCTAAACCTGTTCTACTAGGTTCTGTCACTGGTTTAATACTGTTATAAGTTTTAGCTAAATTAGCATAAGCGGCATTTTCATCAGACATTAATCCAGTCATATCTTGTCTATAACCTTGTATTATATCTGCATAAGATTGGTCATATTTACCACTTACACTTTGTAAAATACGTGTAGCATTTCCAAATCCTAAATTTAATCCTGTTGCTTGTTCTGCTTTTTTAGCTAATTTATTTCTATATTCTTCTGTAGATTTTTCCATAGCGGCTTCGTTTTTTTCATTATCAATTTTAGCAATGTTAGCTAAGTAGTTTGCGTCAGCGTTTTCTCTTGTTTTATCATTTGCAATTCTTTTACCTTTAGCAATAGCTTTTTCATTTTGATAGTTATATATCGCTGTTCCTACTTTTAATGCTGTAACAACATCACACATGCTTTTGTTTTTTCTCCTTCATCATTAATAAGAATGGTAATTTACCATGACCATATTGTTTAATTTCTTCTTTAGGTTCAAACCCTAAAAACTGTAACCATTTTAAAGTTTTCCAATTTCTTTTATCTACAAAATTGTAAACATATTCAAATCCTTCACTCATTTCTGTAACCCAATGAGGACACTCTTTTAAAAATTGTCTTGTGTGTTTGTATAAGTCATTACTTGATAACAACCATACAACACCATACTCAGGTACTTGACTTGGACAACTCCCAAACATGCCAATAACACCTTCGTCTTTAGTACCAATGATACTATAAATTTTACTATCTTCTATTGTAAAAGGCTCAACTAAAGCACGTAAAGGACTAGCATTATTAGACGCTAATATTTCTGCTCTGTCTTCTGCCTTCATTTTAGGAGCTAACTCCAACGCATCAGCTAATATAGCTTTGCGTACATATTTTTCTTTAATCATTAAATCCTTCTTGAACGTGCATGGTAGTAGCCTTCTATTTCTGCATCAGCAATATACACTGGTAAATGTGAGCTACTCTTAATATCCAAAACAAATTCTGTGTTTCTACATTGTACTGGAACTCTAAGTGTTCCTGAGTTAATAGCAGGTTGTCCTACAATAGAAGTTGACGTACCAATAACATAACCATTCATAATAGTTGTAGATTTATCTCTGTTACTAGGTGTTACTTCTACTTGAAAGAAACCACTATTTTCAAAATTAAAAGATACATTTCTAATTTGAAATCGTCCTGACGTTACTGCAACTAATCCTCTACCAGTATTTTCTCTGATATAAGGTGTAGACATTCTATACAAAGAAGAAAACGGCACACCTATAAATAATGATGTGTGGTTTCCTTGTATTGTATAAGTAGAACCTGTTGTATTTGTTGCATTGTAATTAGCACCATTTGTTCTGTCTACTGCAATTAATCCTGTTTTTGCACCATACGGTGACGTAAACGTAGTTAAGTTTGTTGCCGCATCATACGACCCTGTAACTGTCGTTTTTAAATCTAAAAACACGCCATGACCTAATGTTGTGTCTTTTAAATTTCTTAAATCTAGTTTAAATAATTTTGTGTTTGTGCCTTCACTAGCTAGTACATATAAAAAACTTTCTAATGACATAGCACCTAATATTTTAACACCACTAAATTCCCACTTAGCCCATGCTGTTTGCACTTTCTCACCTCTATCAAAAAAGTATTTGTAAACAAACATAGTATCAGCGTTAGTAGGTGCTACTGCTGTACCTGAAGTATAAGGTGCAGTTTGTGAATCTGATGTGTCAGAACACAGTATAGCTAAAGTATCTTCTGTTGTATTACTAATAATTTGATACGCATTTGTTGGTATAAGACTTTGTACTGATACGGTAATGTCTAAACCATCATTTGTTAATGTATCATCATCTGCATAATATTCTCTGATTGCAGTATTGTTATTTCTTGCTTGTGCAAAATATGCAAACTTACCTGCTGATACAGGCGTTACTTTATCATCATGTTCAAAACTTGATACTTCATCTAGTTTAGCACTTGTAGGTGATATAGTATCTCCTGAACTATCTAGTTTATATTGTGCTGTATCAGAAAATAAAAGTAAAGACTCATTAAATCCTACAGAGTTTTTAAGTGTATTAACTTGCGTACCACTAGCCGCAATATCAATAGGGTCAGTATCTAAAACTTGTGTTGTTGTAGTTGCAAAGTAATTAAAGAAACTAGCATTTTCTGTAAACACTAAGTTTTCACCAGATAATATACCTAATCTGTTTTTGTAAAATGTTAAATTATTAATTTTCTTTCCAACAAAACTTGGGTCAGCATTTGTGTCACTATCTCCACAAACTCTGTCTGTCCAATTTAATTCTTGAAATGTAAATGTACCATTATTGTTATTAATCAATGCGTGTGGCATTGTAGAATTATCTAAACCTATAGAAGTTGCAGGTGCAATAGTTTCATTCCATACACCACTACCTTGAAATGCTACATAGTAATCAGATAAAGTATCACCTTCATCACCAGTTACTTTTAATATAACTCCAAGTTTGCCGTAGTATGGTAATTTAGCAAAGTCTTGTATCTTATCTCTAATAACATACATAGCTGTATTACCTGAGCCATCTGCTGTTGTAACTGTATAGTTAGCATTTTGGTCAGTAGGCTTTCCGTAAATAACTGAGTCATAACTTTCAAATGTAAAATAATTAGTTATGCCTGAGTAATTTGCTAAACCTTGTGAACTAGATAAAGTTGCTCCTGTATCTGTTCTTACAGTTTTAAATCCAATACCATCAGCCGCACTGTCCCAGTGTGTACTAGCTGTACCATTTAATAATATATCTTTAATTTTGTTTGTATCTCTAAATTTACTATCAGTAGACGCATCATTACCAGTAGGTAATTGAAACTGTACTTCTGCTTCATAAGACATACTAGGGTGTCTTACTGCTACTTTATATTCTCTACCATAATTAGTTAATTTAATATTAATTAAAAATTCTTCTACTTTAGCCGCAGACGTTGTACTGTCAGCCGCTACTGTTTTTTCTGTATTAGCTATAAATGTATAATCAGCAATATTAACTAATTTAAAATTTTGTCTAGGATTAGTAGATGTTAAATAACTTGAACCACTTGCAACTGTAACAGTTTTTTCATTACCTGCTAAATCAAATACTTTAACACCACCATTATAAAAAGTTACAATGTATTGGTTAGCCGCATCTCTTTGTATAGACCAAAACTTAGTAGTGTTGGGATATAAGTTTGTAGAGTCTAGTGTTGCTATATAATCTAACGGTGGTCTTTTAGACAAACCTTCTACAATGTTATTTTGAAAATTAACTTGGTCTTCACCTTGGTTAATTCCTCTTTGTGTAGGTGTTTGCTGAGACATACCATTTAGAAAATTAGGTATAGACTGAGAAACAACACCACCCATTAGTATGTCCTTCTAGTTGTTCTATTAATTATTGAGAACGTATTAGAATCACCATTTAAAATGTTTAAATCAGCTTCTTGTGAGTCTGCTTGATGAAATGCCATTAATGCTTCATTTTCATCTTGACCAATTAATTGTGTAATTTGATTGTCACCTATAAATCTTGAAGCAAAACGTCTAGCCGCTTTCATTGTAATATATCGTCTTGCGTATTCTGGGAGATGTTCAAATTGTTGGACTAAGACTAAGTCAACTGAACTAGGTGCACTTGTAAATACATCAGTATGTTTTTCCATATCATATAGAAAACCATCTCTAATTGTATAATTAAAATTTCTGTATGCTTGATTAGCGTCTGCTTTTACACAGTTTGATGGTAATGGGACTTTGTTATCACTATCTAAAGACAATGATTTGTAATTCGTATGTGTGTTAAAATTCCAACCTAGAGATTGTATAGACATAGATGTTTCGTCAAGAATATTTTTAGCGACAGATACATCTACAGTTGTCGTTCCTGTTATAGAGTTTACTGGAGCTTCTCCAATCGTACTCAACATTGTATTAACTGCTTGTAACTCAGTAGTTGGTGTAATTTGTGTTGTCATATTTCCTTGTGTTAAATGTAGAAAAGGGGGATTTGACTCCCCCTAATCTAATTAAATAGTAAAGAAACTATTATGCTTCTTTAATACCTACAGCCGCTTCTGGTCTTAATACACCATGTCCCATAGCATATTTAGCAACCATTAACGTACCTTGTCTTCTTATATCATACTCTTTCTCTACAGCTAAGTCCATTAACTTAACAGTACCCACCGCACTTGGGTGAGAAACTAGAGCAACGTAGTTAGATAAATCAACAGCTTGTGGGTTTGAACCACCTGCTGTAGCTGAACCTTGGTCTACGCCTGAGTTTACATTTGAAGATACAAAGTGTGCTACAGGTACTAATTCTATACCTGCAACTTTTGTTACGTTACCTTCAGCGATTGAACCTCTACCAGAGAAATCAACATTTACTGCGTTTGTAGCATTTGCTAATTTGTAGTATTCTTCCAATCTCATAAAGCATTTTCTGCCTTCTGATGGAACGTAGTTTGCATCTAATTGTTTAGCCGCCGCAAACAATGAATCAATCATAGCGTTAGCCGCAGTAGCGTCTGTTGCAGATGCGATACCAGTATTAGTGATAGTTGAACCTGCTCCATATCCACTGTCAGATACGTTAGCTGATGCCAATGATGCTTGACCAATAGTTTGTAAGATGTGTTT